GAAGCTTCAACTTCCCAGTGAGTAAGTCGGAGATCACGAGTCCCATCGGTTCGGCATCAAGACAAGTCTTGATTCCTGACGAAGGGATTCTTAATTCTCCTGACTTTGGGTCGCAAGCCTATGTCACCCGTGAGACGGTGAAATCACGTTGGTTCTCAGGAGCGTTTACATACACTTTGCCGCGCGGATATGACTCCCGCACGACATTGGGTAAGTACGCACTCATTGCCGATAGACTCGGCCTGGAACTAACGCCCACTTTGTGGGAGCTTGCGCCCTGGAGCTGGGCGGTCGATTGGTTTTCGAATACTGGAGATGTCATTTCGAATCTCCAAGATTTCGTCACCAGCGGCCTGGTTATGCGGTATGGGTACATGATGGAATCAACCATCGTGACAGATACCTATACCCGACCCGGTTCCACCGGTAGAACTGGTGGAGTCCGGAGAGCTGAGGACTTGGTTTTGATAAATCATATCAAAATCAGGCGTCAGGCTAACCCCTTTGGATTCGGGGTCAGTTGGGATGGTTTGTCAACATTCCAACTCTCGATATTGGCTGCCCTCGGTTTAAGCCGAGGGTAGGCGGCAGTTGTTCTGCACACCACCAAACCGGTCTAAATTGGCCGGAGAAAAGGAGTACGCCTTATGGCATATTCCGATCCTCAGTCCGTTACCATTAGTGGTACGGCGATTTCGCTGCCACGAACTTCGGTTCGTGTCAACGGATCAACGTACACCTCTGGTGACGGTTTGGTCGCTGTGCGCGGAGACCATACATACGGTCGACGCACACGTCGCGTCCTACGGATCGACCATTCGAAGATTGCTGCGGATCCGTTTACCGCGGCGAACACGAAGTTTTCGATGTCAAATTACATCGTTTTCGACGTGCCGCCGACCGGTTACTCGGTCGCAGATCAGACTGCGGTGTACGCTGGCTTTAAGGCCATGTTCATCGCATCTTCGGACGCTCTCATTACCAAGCTTCTTGGTGGTGAAAGCTAAGCAAACAGGGTTCTGGTTTTATGGCAATGAGAAATTTCTCATCACTGCCATATCCCTTGCCCTGGGCGCTACAGGTTTCGCTGTTGGTGGACGCATTAGTAAAGCGTCCGTCATTGGCGAAGAGGGAGATAAGTCAAAATGGAGCGAATTCTTTCGTCTCCATAGAGATAATCTCCACGACCGTCCGTTTATCTCCGAATACTACCACCCAATACATGATACACAGGGCGTGTTGCTCTGTGTACTAAGGGTACGAGTCCACGAAGGTGGAAAGGTATCCTTATTGGGTGTCCGTACAGCAGAAGGCGGAGGCGATCCCTTAGTTACACCGAAGCGTGATACGCGCTAAGGTCTGATTAAGGTAGCCCCGCTATTCTGAGGTACAGAGTCATAAGGCTTAGGAATAGCCACCTCTATTAGGAGGGCCTATTGAAAAGCCTAATTGTACTCTGGGAAAGGATAGCGAAAGAAATCGCTATCAGATGTGGCACTAGCACCATGCGCGACATAGAAACATGTCGTGCACGATCGATTCACGAAGGTGATTCGTTTTTCACGATCACCCTCCCAGAACTCGGGAAGAGATTCCAAAAGAGTCTCGACCTGGGCTACTGGGATGCTCCCAGTGCTAATAGTGGATTCCACTATAAGCAAGCTCTCCCCCAATTTCTTGGGGGTTTGCTGGAGCTTGTGTTCGATCGTAGTTCTGGTGTGTTACTCACCAATCCGGATATAGATGCAATTCTTAGTTTTCGTCAACTGACGTTGATGTATTCTAAGATTTTGCTTCCTTGCACTCGTGTGAGGGAGCGAAAAGCTATATCCGAGTATGTTGAGTGTGAGAAGGAGATTGGTTGGTTGGATTCTCAGCGATCTTCTGCCGATTTGGCAGATTTTCGTAGAGTCTCTAACCTCCTCTTCTGGTCAATTTTCAGAGAAATAGACCGAAAGGTCTATAACTTTGATCTGACCTTGAGACACGGGCCCGGTGCTACTGCGGATTCTTTGCGTGGAAATGCAAAGTTTCGAGTAGCCTCGTACCCGTTACGGCTTGATGAGGCATTCCCAATTGTGGAATATCTCATCCCAAATTATTCCTTTCGGGATGATTTGAACCGTATCGATCTCCTCGAACCTGGTTCCGAGATACCCGCTAAGGTTATCACGGTACCAAAAACGCTAAAAACACCTCGTATTATCGCGATGGAGCCCACTGCTATGCAATTTGCACAGCAAGGTCTCCGTCGTGAGATGTACGAAGAGGTAGAAAAGGATTTTATCCTTAACTCCTTGATTGGATTCAGACACCAAACGCCTAATCAGCATTTGGCTTACGAGGGTTCGCTTTCGGGCGAACTCGCTACGCTCGATTTGAGCGAAGCATCCGATCGTGTTTCTAATCAGCTAGTAAATGAGATGTTCAGGTCATTTCCGCACTTGCATCATGCGGTCATGGCCTGTCGCTCAGAGAAAGCTGATGTGCTTGGTCACGGTGTTATACCGTTGACCAAGTTCGCGTCTATGGGTTCAGCTCTGTGCTTTCCTGTGGAGGCTATGGTCTTT